TTTCTATTTATGCCACGAATATATGGATGCCCAATAATTCCGGATATTGCTGTATTTATATCTAGTTCGCTAATATTGCGCGTAGGGCGAAATCGTGTTCGTAGATGGGCTAGGCATATTGTTCTTTGTTCTTGAGTAAATCCTACAGATGGTGTCATATATTTCTTAAGAGCTTTGTTCACAACATGTTCTCCTTCTTCTGTAAATCCGAGATTCGCTGGTGCTTTAGTAGTCTGGAAAATTTCATTATGGAATAACGATGGTGCAATTCCTGTTTTAGCATTCGTATAAATAGGTCTATCAATAGTACCTACTCGTTGAAATGTATCATCAAGAATTGTTTTATAGTCGCCAAAGTAATGCGTGAAACCAACATGGCATTCTGCATTCAATGATTTAATAATTTCGGCACTTATAAATTGTCCATAACTAACGTCATTTTCCGCAAAACCTGCCATGTGGATACCTAAAATGCGACCACCATGATTAGAAGAATTTGAAACAATAACACTTCCACAATATCCATGCACACTTTGCATAGGATACTGAAGAGTATTAAATGATGTTATCGGACCTAAAGCCCCATTCGCAGTCATAGCTCCTTCTAAACATTTTGTTATCTTAGTATGTTGAATTTCCATATACCAAGCTGTTCTACCAGTGAATGCATCTTCTGTACCGTCCTTCTTCCATTGACCATTATACATAGGAACACAAACCATAATTTTTTCCCCATTCAATTCATTGAAATGTCCAGCATCAAAGAAGTTGCTATCTTCTTCTCTCTCTGAGAATTTCGTTAAATCACTATGTTGGTTAACTTGGTTTGTAGTACCAAAATCTAAACAAATAAGATCATAATCATTTGCATCATCGCCCTCATACCGAAATTGAGTAACTCCTACACTTTCTGCTGGAATTTTTCTCTTCTGTTGGAAGACGTTAAACAAATTAAAATAACCCTGTTTATATTGGTCATACGATGTTACACTTTCAAGCAAATGTCGGTTAACAATAAACAAGCCACCTTTGATGAAGAAACCATTTAATGCACCTACCATTATACCATCATTATGTTTTAAACAAAACTGGATATAATACGCATTGCTACATAATTTCTTAGCCAATGAATAAGCTCTATTTGAGGTCAACTGCATATCTGAATTATTTGCAAAAGTGGTGATTTCTCTTCTTTCTACAGTACTCACACCACTATTGGTTGTGCTCTTAAACATTGGTGCTGTTTTAACCGGAACATTCT